GTCGTTCAGAAAACCTCCAGGAAAAAAGAGAAAAGTAAAACAAGAATCGGATTGGAAAAAGTATTATGGTTCTTGTCCTGAGTTAAAAGAAGATATTAAAAAGTATGGTAAAGAGACCTTCAGTAGAGTTATACTGAGTTTGCACACGACTAAAGGTCTTTGTAACTACGAAGAGACCAAGCAATTATTTTTGAATAATGTCTTGAGTGAGTCTCTTGACACAGGAGGTCCGGCATACTATAATAGCAATATCCTAGGCCGTTACATGCGGAAAGATTATGGAAATTTTGGAAAAGACGTTGCAAGTGACACACGACTGGGCAGTTGATCGAATGCACACTCTATGTGATATGAAAACTGATGACGTGCTAAAATCTGTTGAAGATGCTCATGCGATTCAGTCAGAATTTGCCGAATGGTTAGATCCTGATATTGAAGATCATGAAATTTATTCTCTGGAGTATCTTGGAGAAGATTAATATTTTCTTCTATATACCCTGTGCCGTATGAAAAACGATATTGTTTTTGAAACGGATGTTCTATGTAATTAATTCAATGTTTAAATCTATTTTTGCTTCACTTTGTTTAACAGCATCGGCAGCTTGTGCTTATCCATCAATCACTGAAATTGATAATCCACCTGCAGTTAATGTTTCTGAAAATGTAGAAGAAGCAATTAAACTTGAAGTAGTTGAAAAAACATGGAAATGTCCTGAGTGCAATCCTAATGAGCAGTATGTTTTAGCAGCACTTCAAGAACATACAAGAATTACTGATCGCAATGCATTAGCAACTATTCTTGGCAATATTAAATCAGAATCAAATTTTCATCCAAATATTTGTGAAGGTGGTGCAAGAGTTTCTTATGATAAATGTTATTCTGGTGGTTATGGATTGATTCAATGGACTTCTATTGGACGATATAAAGGACTTGGTAAATTTGCTGTCAAGTATGATTGTGATCCAAGTACACTTGAATGTCAAACTCGTTATATGATTAATGAGAATATTTTCCAAAGATATCTTCCAGAGTTTGAAGGGACTGGTCGTACAGTAAGACAGTATATGGTTCCTGCATATTATTGGTTAGGTTGGGGAATCAAAGGTTATAGAGAACTTTATGCTTATGATTACACTAAGAAAATGGTATTAGTATGATTAAAAAAATTAAATCGGCAATTAAATCCACAGTATCAACACTTAAAAAAGTTTCCACTAAAGAGAAAAAACTTGAATGTGTAATTGATAATCAAAAAGTTGATTGTGCTAAACTAGAAGCACCCATCCATGAGTGTGGTTCCAGTTACTTTAGTCATGGATATAGTCCTTATGGAAATATTCCTTCAGAAAATAAGTATACTTATACTGGTGTTCCTGCACCTGTAAGCATTCCTTATGATCCTTGGTTTGGATCTGCACCAAAATCACAAAAAGCAATTCAGTATGAAGAAAAAGTTGCCGCAGAATCTAAAATTAAAGAAGAGCAAAGAAAAGAAAAGACTCAAGAACCTGAAAACATTCACCAAGTGATGTATGAGAAAGCAACTAAAAATTGGAACACTGTAAAAGAAACTCAAGGTGGTTCTGAGAACTTTCAAGAAGGTTCTGGTGGTTGGAACTCTGGCACTGGTATGGGACAATATCGATGAATAAGGATTGGCGTTACAGTAAGGAAAAAACTGCACTAAGAACTAGTGCTCTTAATATTCTTCTTCATAAATTTGGGAGAGAAATTAATTCTGATGGAACACCAAGATATTCAAATCAAAGTATTTACGAATGTGCCCATGATTGGGTATCACAAGGTAATGTAAATACTAATGGATTAGTTAAATACTATGAGGCATATTACTCATGAAAAATCTTTTTGCTGCATTAATAGTAGCAATTTCATTTAGTTCTTCGGCAATTGCCAAACCAACTAAAGGATTCAATACTATGGACTCTTTGGGTTGCATGATCTTACGAGAATGCACCGACAATGTTCGAAGAATCACAAGTATCAAGGATATTAAAAATAACTATCCCGACACTGATTATTCTGCTATTAATGTGGAGTTTGACCAGATGTTGGTATCCCTTGATAAAGTCGGAGTTATGGTTTTTTTAGCAGACCAAAAATACTTTCCAGTCGGACATCGTGGTGTTTATCATACTGTAAGTAACAACTTTTATTTGAATGATGCTTTTATGCATCGACCATCAACACTTATGACTGTTATGCGTCATGAGGGATGGCACGCTGCACAGGATTGTATGGCAGGTAGTATTAAGAATAGTTTGGTTGCTATTATTAAACCAGAAGAAGATGTGCCCAAACTTTGGAGAGAAATGGTAGAGGACACTTATCCAAAACATTCAGTGCCTTGGGAATCGGAAGCAATGTGGGCAGGTAAGACTGAAGGCATGACTGCTAAAGCACTCTCTGCTTGTGCTGCTGGTAAAATGTGGACCATATATCCTCCCACACCTCTGACTAAAAAGTGGTTGATTGAAAATAACTATATCGATAAATAATAAAATCCTACATAGGAAAACCAGCCAAGAAGAGTTCTGTGAAAAACTCTTTGTGTTATAATGGTGAACTCTTTGTTGGATATTAAAACTCAAGCATGACTAACTTAACAAGAGATGTATTAATCAAAACCATAGTTGCCGAAGAAATGAAAGAATGTGATGGTAATGATTATACAAAACAACTTAAGAATGTCTACCATAAATGGGAACACGAATCAAGTGAAGTTCTTTGTAGACAATATAATAAGATCGTGAATACAAATCTAACAGTAGATGTATTGACACCCTAAATAGAGTTGCCTTACTCTATACTCATGCTCGGAAACAAATCCAAAGCAAAGGTAGAAGAGAGAGACGACCACCATGAAGATAAGAGTGAAGTCCTTGGTAATTTGGTGAAAGTTGTTGTACTTATATGGTCTGCTTCTTTACTCACCTTTAGTTACGTTAGACTTCCTAATGGTCAAAAGATTTTAGATTTTGATCCTACGTTTATTGCATCAGTCTTTTCAGGATCACTTGCTGCATTTGGTTTAAGTCCTGCTAAGAATGGTGGTGCTCAAGCAAAGGTAATTGCGAAAAAAGAACCTGAAGTTGTATCTGCAGTAGAACCCAAGAAATACTAATGAGAAAACCTACCGAGCAAGTTACAGAGCATATACCGAGTAAGTCTTCTTTTAAAATTATAGCATTGGTAATTGGTGGAGTTATTGGTGTTGCTCATATTGGTGTTCTAGGTCATTTAATTAATGCTAGCAATACAATTAAATATCCAATTATTAATCTTCCTGACGGGAAATATTCTTCTTATAATGTACAAGTTGGAAAAGATGGATATAAAATTGAGTATCGTGCAAATGACCCAAAGGTTTTGACCTCTGAAAGGTCAATGAATTTGGATAAGAATAGAAGAGGTCTCTTTGGTGGTGGAAGTGAGCAGAGAAATGAATATCGTCGTGATGAATATACTGCCGAAGGGTATCGTAATATGCAAGGTGGAGGTGAAATAAATGCTGAGGGAAAGTCTGCAAAAGACATAGAGTGCATCGTGGCGGACGCTGGAGCACGGAGTCAAGGTGCGATGGCAGGAACTAGTATTGCTGCTGGTGCCATTATTCCTGCGGTTGCTAATATTCCTTATATTGGATGGTTAGCTTCTGGATGGGCTCTTATTTTAGGGCAAAAAGTTGGATCTGAAGTTGGATCTGAAGTTGGTAGTGTATTTAATGACTGTTAATGGAATTGTTTTTAAGACCACTGAATGATTTTAATGATCCTACTTGGAGTGTAATTATATCTCTTGCCATTCTTTTGGGAGGAGTTTTATATTATGTTGCATATATACTTCGTATGGCTTCTGATGAAATGAACGATGAGCGACCTGACGAATAAGGATGCTGAACAAGATTCTAAACTTGCTGTTCTGGAAAGTAGAGTAGAAAGTTTTAGAGAAAGAGTTATTTCTTTAGAGGAACGTATGAAAGAAGTTCCTCAAATGAGTGAATTAGATTCCTTTTCAAGTCGCATTGAAAAACAAAATGATGATCTTAAGAACAGGGTCAGACAACTAGAACGTTGGGTATGGGGTGCTGCTGCAGTCATTGCGGTTGGTGCTTTTGTGATTAGTATTGCAGCAAACGCACAGGAGACAAATCATGGGAGCAATGACCCCACCAAGTCGGAAGAGTTGTTACAACTTCCGAGTTATAGAAATTAATCGTGTTGTCGATGGTGATACTATTGACGTTACTATTGATCTCGGGTTTGATCTATACAAGAAAGAAAGAGTTAGAGTTGCAGGAGTTGATACGCCTGAGAAGAGAACAAGAGATGATGAAGAGAAAGCATTAGGTTATGATGCAACAAATTGGTTAAAAGAAAAACTAGAAGGAGCAATTAGTGGTGATGATGACCTTATTATTCGTACTGAGCTTGTCGGTGGCATGGGCAAGTATGGTCGCTTACTTGGGTGGTTGTACATTGGTGACGCAGAAGTCTCTCTCAACGAACAAATGATTACCGAAGGTTATGCTTTCCCTTATGATGGGGGCACAAAGGTTAAGGATTTTGAGCAGTTAAGAGAAATTCGTAGAGCACACGGAACCCTTGTAGAGTGATGGATGGGCACATAATGGAACAGCAGATTAGGATTCCTCCTACTGCTTCACCGAATGGTGGTATGATTATTCGTAAAGAAATTACCATCACACCCCAATCAGAAACACAAATACAGATAGATAAACAAGTGATTGATAGGACTGTTAATCCAGATGGTTCTGTCACAACAAGAGAAGTATGTGATGGTGCTATAGAAATAGGACCACTGAAAACTTGTTTAAATGAGTTTGGTACTTTACAATCTATTGGTATTGTTGCTGCTATAGCATTTTTGATTATACTTTGGAGAAAACTTAAGTAGGAGAATCAAATGCAAAAAGTCATTAACACAATCGCACTACTTTCAGGTCTTGTATCACTATCAGTCGTTGGTGGTGGAGCATATCTCTATCTCAATAAGGATGCAATGATTGAAGATGTAAGAGCAAAGGCAACAGAAGAAATCACAAAGGCAATCACAGAAGCACTTCCTGGAATGATTGATAGTGCTATGCCGGAGGTTCCTGAGTTACCAAAAGAAACTGGTGGTGTGTTGCCTTTCTGACAATTTGATGAGAAATGTTAAATAACAATAATATTACTGCTCTTTTCAATGACTAGATCTGTACCTAGAAAAAAACAAAAAGATAATCAAGATAAGTTTTTCTTGTATGTTATCTTTTTTCATCTCTTCACTGCTATTTCTAACATCTTTAAAGATTGATGCCTGAAATTCGTGATGTAAAAATAAATGAAATAGGTATTCCTCCAGTTAGAAGTATCTTTACTGGACCACCACAAGCAATACCAAATTCACCACCAGTTACTGTCACAATAGGTTCTCCTATTGTTGATATTCCAGGATGTGTAGAGTTTAATCCTAATGGTTCTGGATTAGTTGATAGTGATCCAGCAGGTAATAGAGTATTGTGTGATGGTAATGTGCCATCATTTAATCCAATTGAGTATGAACCAAATCAGGCAATTATGTCTGGACCTCCAGAACCTATTCCTTCTCATGATGAGACACCAAAACCTTCAATAATACCAGAGATACCAATACCATCTGGGACACCTCCTGCCCCTGCTATTGTGGATAAGAAAGAGGAAAAATCAATAGAAGTAGTAGAGGATCCAACATTCGTGGAGCAGTATCTACCATCAACAGAAGAAGTTACTACGACAGTTATTATTGCTGCTACAGCAGCTTCTGCAGCAGTGTTTGGTAAACCAATAGCAGATTTTTTACTTAAGTTAATTAAACCTACTGTTAGAAAAGTAATTCAGAAAGTAAAGGATAAGGTAGGTGTTACTCCTGAGGTGCTGTCTGTGAGGGAGAGACGCCAGTTGCAGAGGGACTTGAGAAAGTAGGAATAGAATGACGGTGCGGAGCAATCGCATTCTTATTCATCACTGTTACATCGGCACAAATCTTTGCCATCTCTGTGCCGGGAGTGAACATAATCCCCTCCTTCATTAGATTTCCACAATTTTTAAGACGTGCCAGTTCAAAATCCAATCTCTTATTAGCAGTGAGTTGTTGCTGTAAAGCAATCTGTGTTGCTGCTGCTTTCTTACACTGATCTTGTAGTTTTTGATCCAGTGGTTTACTCCATGTAGCAGAGAATCCAACACTCAAATTATAATTATCTTTTTGTCCTGTTCTTGTACGTTTGTAGAATACTACGTCACCAGGATTATCTAAAATACCATCACCAATAGGGTTGCCATTCTCATCAAAGGCACCAAAGTTATCTGTGACATCATATACAGGGTCATTATAATAAGGTTCATATGGTCTGGCAGATGACACACTGCCTGTTACATATGGAGTGAAGTTTAGAGTAGGTCCCTGACACTGGATCCCACCACCATAAGTGTTTGTGATGTACGGACCCTGTAAAACTTGTATTGCCTGATTAGTAACAGAACCTGAAGAGTTAGCAACAGGATTAGCTGTGGCGCTAACACCACCCACAGTATTAGCCAATGCTTGAGATGGTGATAATACACTTAAAATTATTGAGAAAAAATAGAGGTGGTATCGGTTATGCTTTCTATTATTGTTTCTCTTTGAATAATCGTCTGGTTTTGTAGTCCTGGTCCTTGATAGGATTCTGTGAATTGAAATGCTGCTCCAGGATTTGATTGTTTCCAGGTTTGATTTCCTTGTAATCCTGTCCATGTCGAAGTCACTCCGTCTATAGTATTAGTTCCCGCAGTTGATGGGGTTAAATTGATTGTTCCACTCGTAGTTTCTACATTACTTCCGGTTACAGAATATTGATAACCAGTAGAGTAATCCATCGAGTTAATGGTTTCTGTAATCTTTTGTGTCGTTTCAGTATGACTCGTCATAGAGCCTTGGGTAAAGTTAGGCACGACTGGGACAGCTTGTGCTGCTCCATGTGCCATACCAAGAATCAATCCGAGACCGATTGCTTCTTGTAGTCTTGTCATCAGTCAAAAATAGATACTTCAGATACAAATTGTCCGATAGCAGATGTGCCAGCACCACCAGCACCTACAGTGATAGCACCATCTGTTGTGATAGTACCAGTAGGAGTACCAGTTCCAGCAGCAGTAGAGGTAAGATCGCCAAAGTTAGCAACATCACCAACACTTACAGCAGCAGAAGGAATAGCATCACCAGCAGTAAAGGAGTTTGAGAAACTGAATGTAGTACCATCAGTTGTTTGATATGCTGTAGGAACAGAACCAGGAGCAACACCGCTGGAAAGAGTTCCAAGACCACCTACAGAATAATCGGCAGATGCTTTTGAACCACCACCAACATCGAGAGTTACACCATTACCGGATACAGAGTAGGAGTTTCCAACTCTTACTGCTCTGGTAGCAGCAGCATCAACCGTTAGTTGAACACTAGATGAAAGTTTATGTGTAAGGGTACCGGCATTTGCTGCCGTACCTGTCATCAATAACATTCCAAAAGCAATTAATGCTTTTTTCATTTGAAGGATTATGTGTATAACTGAGATTATTTATGATTCTGATTAGCATAAATAAAACGAATTGATAAAATTGAAATGAACGAACAGCAAAATCATTTAACACAACTCCTTGAGCAAAGATCCAAACTTGCATCAGATTTGGATAATTTAGGAAATCAATCTACAAGAACCAGAGAGTTGTTCTTGAAGACACAAGGTGCGATTGAGTATCTTGAGGCTGTCGGAGTCACACTGTCAGAACCAGAAGTCACCGAAGAATCAGCAGAAGAAGAGACCGCAGAAGAAGGTTGACAGATACAGTTTAATCTCTTATAATATGAGGGTCAACAAGGGCACGTAGCATAATGGATAATGCCCCCGCCTTCTAAGCGGTAGATTGCTGGTTCGACCCCAGCCGTGCCTGTTGTCCTTTTTTCTTTTATGGACAATCTCGATAGATACAAGTTTGGTGGAAGACCACAAGATTCAACTAATCTTCTTTTATTCATAGGTGAGCTAGAAGGTGTCTACCAACATCTCAAATATATGGGTTTTGGTAAAGACTTGGATACTATTGACGAAATGAAGAAAAGATATTATAGTCTTTACTTCAAGGTCAAAAAAGAAGAAAAGGCAAACTCATAATCCCATCGACCGAGCAAGCGAACGGGCCCGACTGTTAATCGGAGATTGGTAGGGGCAGTACCTACGATGGGAGTTCTAACCTCTAAAATATTATAAATAATAATGTAGTTGGAGGTTAGAGTGTCTAGTAAAGCAGTTGTTCAATTTCGTCAAAGAAGAAAACGATGGGCAGTTGATGCATTTGGTGGTAAGTGTGGTATTTGTGGATATAATAAATGTGTTGAAGCATTAGAGTTTCATCATATTGACCCTACACAAAAAGATTTTACACTAACCGCATCCGTAGCAAATAGACAAATATTTGTTGAAGAACTTAGAAAGTGTGTTTGTTTATGTTCAAATTGTCATCGTGAAGTTCATTCTGGTATTGCTAATATCCCAGATAATGTGCTAAAATTTGATGAAAGATTTAAAGATAAACCTTTACCAGAAAAACCAAAGCACCCTTGTAAAGAGTGTGGAAAACTAACAACTATCACCCAAACATTCTGTTCAGTAAAATGCTCTCGTAAAAATAGAGAAGTTGCTGACTGGCCAAGTAATCAAGAGTTACAAAAACTAGTTCTTGAAAATGGTTATTCTGCTACTGGTAGAATGTTTGGTGTTAGTGATAATGCTGTTAGAAAACGGTTAAAACGCCTCTAAAGCATTGTGGTGATGCACCGCTCTTGTAAAGCGGAGACGACAGTTCAATTCTGTCTAGAGGCTTGACAAGATAACAATCTTGTCTTATACTTCCTCTTGTGTGAAGGAAGATGCGTTGAGGGAGCAATCCCTCACCACTTGCGGATATAGTTTAGGGGTAAAATCAG